AAAAAAATAGAGCATATGGAGAACTCGGACATCCATCAAATCCTTCTATTAATCTGGAGAGAGTTTCACATAGAATTATTTCATTAAGGAGAGACGGATCAAACTTTGTAGGTAAGGCACAAGTGTCGAGCACCCCCTATGGTAACATCGTCAAAGGTCTTTTAGAAGACGGTGGAAAACTTGGTGTCTCATCTCGAGGACTTGGATCGTTAATGAAGGAAAATGGAATACTAAAAGTCCAGAGTGATTTTTTAATCGTCACTCCGGCAGATATCGTAGCAGATCCATCCGCTCCAGATGCTTTCGTTGAAGGTATTATGGAAGGTCGAGAATGGGTATGGGATAACGGTATTATCCGTGAAAAAACTGTAGAAGATTATAAGGAAATTGTTGAGAAAACATCATCAAAAGAATTGAAGATGATGAAACTAAAATTGTTCGAAGATTTTCTTTCGAAACTGTAAATATTATTTATTATAAATAACTGTAATAAATGTTGAACATTTAGGAGTATTAAAAATGTCAGAAAAAAGTGAAATTTTAAATGAAGAAGAAAATATTGAAATTTCGGAAGAAACTGCTGAAGAAACTGAAACTGTCGAGACTACAGAAACAGAAACTGTAGAAGAAGAAGTTGAAGTTGCTGAAGTTGAAGTTTCCGATTTAGAAGAAGAAACTGTTGAAACAGAAGTTGAAGAAACTGGTGCTGTATTGGAAGCAGTTTTGGAAACTCTACCAACTTCAAAATCAGGTATGGTTCAAACCATTAATTCCCTATTAGCAGAAATGACTAAAGATGAATTACAATTCAAAGTAAAGCATTTGGTTGAAGTTTTAACTGCTACTGAAAAAGAAATTCTTGAGAGAGAAGGTGGATTGAATTTAACTGATATCGAATTGTCCGAAGACGTTGATGCACTTTTCGAAGGAGAAGAGTTTGATGTTAACTTCAAGAGAAAAGCAACTTTGTTGTTTGAAACTGCTGTTGCTCGAAGAGTTGAAGATGTTCAGACTAGCATTGAAGAAAACTTCAAGCAAGATATGGAAGAGCAAGTGCTTGACTACAAAGAAAAATTAGCAGAAGCAGTTGACAAACTTCTAAATGCTTCCATCGAAGATTGGCAAGATGATAATAAACTTGCTATACAGACTGGTTTAAGAGCAGAAATCACTGAAGAATTTATGAGTGGTTTGAAAACTCTTTTCAAGGAACACTATATTGACATTCCTGAAGAAAAAGAAAACGAGTATGTAAACTTAAAAGAAACACACGATAAAACTACAATCAAGTTAAATGACGAGATTGAAAGAAATATCGAACTGAAGTCAACTATCCACGAGCAAAGAAAAGAAATCCTTTTCTGGGAAAACACTCAAGATTTGACTGAAGTTCAACGAGAAAAACTGCAGAAACTTGCAGAAAAAATCGAATTTGATAATGATGAGCAGTATGTTGAAGGTTTGGAAACAATCCGAAAATGTTACTTTGCTGAAAAAGAAGAGGAAGTTGTAACTGAAGAAACAACTGAGATTGAAGAAGTTGAAACCCTTCAAGTTGTTGCTGAAAGTGCTTCCGAATTACCTAAAACTAAAATTGAAAAATACGCCCAAGACCTTGGGAAGTATTGGAAATAATACGTATAAATATATTTGTGATGAACCTAGTGTAACTAAGATGTTAGATTCTGAAAATCTATACAGAAAAGGAGAAAATTAAAATGAGTTACGAAGATTTGTTGAAAAAGTGGGAACCTGTTCTTGAGCACCCTGAGTTTGCCGAGATTAAGGATCCTTAATCTCGGCAAACTCAGGGTGC